ACCAAGGAGATGCAGGACGTGGTGCATTTTTAGATGGTTCAGTTGTAAACAGTTCAAGTAGAGAAGCAGGTTGTTTGTTTCATGCTGTAACTTTTATTACTCCGGCCGCAAACGCACTGCATATTAAAAACGGAACTAGAGTAGAATGGTTAAATTCATTTACATATTTTGCAGACAAAGGTATTTTAGCAGAAAATGGTACAACAGGATTATATGGTGCTGGTAAAACAAAAGTTAAATTAAGAGAAGTATCAGGAACATTTACAGCAGGACAAAGTTTTTCATACTTTGAAGGCGGAACATTAAGAGCATCAGGTACTATTGCAAGTAATGATGGTGCTTATGTTTTCCTAACAGGAAATATTGCTAACCTAATTGAAGCAGGCGCAAGAGTAGGTAAGTCAGTTACTGCTAACGGAAATGCACAAATAGATACAGCCATTAAAAAGTTTGGTCAAGGATCTGCTTTATTAGACGGCACTGATGATTATCTTTCTATAGCATCAAACGATGACTTTGGATTTGGCACAGGTGACTTTGCAGTTGAAGGTTGGATCTATTGTACAAACATTTCTGGTAACAGAACTTTATTTGACTTTAGAGGAGGTGCAGATGGAGACACAGCACCAACAGTAGAAATAAACGGATCGGGTGCAGTAAGATATCTAGTTGGAGGCGTACAACAAATTACAGGCGGAACTGTGGTAGTGAATACATGGCACCATGTTGCAGTTTCTAGATTAAGTGGTGTAACAAGATTATTTTTAGATGGTTCTAAGATAGGAAGTGATTACACTGATACAAATAATTATGGAACAACTAAACCTTTAACAATAGGTGCAAGTCATGATGGTACAGAAGATTTTATAGGACACTTTGATGATATTAGAGTGTCAACAATTAGTAGGTACAGCGGAAACTTTACACCACCAACATCAGAAGTTGCTAATGATGAATATGTAAAATTAGTTTTACGTTTCAATGATCAAACAGACGGTTCAACTACTTTTACAGATGATGGAATATATGAGCAAGATATTAGATGTGGTAATGGTGCAACTGCAAAATTTATGGATTTGGTCGACTACACAGACTTTGGTGGAGAGATTAGATCAATAGCAAGTGCTTGTATCTACGGAAACTATGGAGCATATGGTAACGGTAATGGTGTTACCATGTACTTGATTGGTACAAACTTTGCATACATTGGTTTAGGAAAAGAAGTAGACAATGATCCAACACAGGTTATACAAGCACAAGAGACTACAGAACTTAATGGAGCAAGAGTTTACTTCAACAGTGTTGACCATAAAGGTGATTTCAGAGTAGGTGACTTATTCCATGTTGATCAACAAACTGGTACAGTTAACTTTACAAATGCAAACTTTAATATTGATACTACAACTGGTGTTACTTTTACAGATGGTTCAAGCACAACAAACATTGATGGTTCAAAAATACAAACAGGAAACGTAAAGTTAAGTTCAAACATTGTAGAATCTTTATCCGGCGACTTGATAATTGATGCATCAGGCAAAGTAAACTTCAATGATGATGTAAACATTACTGGAAACTTAGATGTATCCGGTGATTTGACAATTGGTGGTAACATTACTATTGGTGACGCGGCATCTGATACAATACAAATTACAGCAGGAATAGAAAGTGACCTTGTACCTAGTGTAGATGGAATTTATAATTTAGGATCTGCGACAAAACAATGGTCAAATTTATACACTGGTAGATTAAACGTTGATAGCATTGCAATAGATGACAACTATATTACAACAACAGATTCAAATGCAGATTTACAATTAAGAGCAAACGGTACTGGTGATGTTGTTATTGATGATTTAAGATTTAACACAAACACTATTAGAAATATTAGTGGTGACATGATTTTAAATCCTGCGTCTGAAACAGTACATTTTGATAGCACAGGAAGTTTAAGATTACCAGCAGGTACAACTGCTGAAAGACCAGGAACACCTGTCGTTGGTATGGTAAGATACAATACTGACACAAACGTTTTTGAAGGATATGATGGTAACTGGATTGCTCTAAATGGATTATATGACCTCGATCAAGACACATATATTTCTCCAGAAGCAACACCGGGCACAGATGATGATACACTTAAATTTTATGCAGGTGGTACTCTTGTAGCATCTGCAACAAAAGATAGATTTGATATACCAAAATTAAGTGTAGATGACATTGAAATTACTGGAGATACTATTACAACTACCGTAACTAATGGTGATTTGAACCTAGTTGCTAATGGAACAGGTGGTGTAAATGTAGAAAACTTTAGTTTTAATGCAAATACGATAACTAATAATGTAAGCGGTGGTGTAACAACATTGGCGCAAACAGGCACAGGATATTTTAAAATTGAAGGCGCAGGCGGTTTCGTAATACCTACAGGGGATAACTTTAACAGACATCCAACTCCAGTTTTAGGAATGATGAGATTTAATACTGCTGATGATAGAGTAGAAATATACGATGCAAGTAACAACTGGGTTTCAGTTGCAGGTAGTTCAGGTGCTGTATCGGCCTTGGACGCAGAAAATATTGCAATCCAGACTGCGATTATAATGGGATAAATGAATGGCAACGTTTTTTAAAAATAAAGTAATTAAAGATGTAGGAAAACAAGCAGTAGAAGTTTATACTACTGGTGTATCTACAAAGACAACTGTTATTGGACTTGCACTTTGTAATTTAACTGCAAGTGTAATTTCAGTCAGCATTTTAATAAGCGATGACACATCAGTTACAGGGTATTATCTCAAAGATGTACTTGTACCACCTAACTCTACTTTGAAAGCATTGAACGGTGGTGAAAAATTAGTATTGCCTGCAACAAATGTGATATACGCACAAAGTAACATTGATGCCAGTTTAGATGTCATCATGAGTTACGTGGAGATTGTATAATGGCTGGGTCATTTTATGTTGGTCCTAATCCAAGCGACTTAATCTTTGACGGATTAGGAGAAAGATTCTTTTATGGTTTGAGACGAACCGATGATGGAGAATTATTTCTTGCTAAGATAGATCAATTAGGAAGTGACTCATTAATTATTAATAAGTCTGGGGATCCTGTAAAAAACTATCCAGACTTTGAAGAAGGACATGAATTCTTTGATGGAAGAGATATAAACCATAATTTAGTTTATGAAAATTTAAACTACGAACAGTTTAGATGGGACGATGCTAATTTAGTTTATTACATCAATGATGAAGGTGAATTAGTTGTACGTGTCAACCAAGATGCAGACGCTGGTACTATCAGTTATGCAGATACATCAGAGCAACAACAAGCAGGTGAATCAACAGGTTGGGACGAAACAGGACTTACATTTGATAACAACAGTTTGACATACGATAAAACATAGGAGCAGAGACAGATGGCAAAACAAGCAGTTAACACAGGTGTACTTCCAAATGATGGACAAGGTGATAACCTACGTTCAGGTGCTGTAAAAATTAATAATAACTTTACAGAAGTTTACACAGCATTAGGAGATGGAACGAACCTAACAACGGTAACAAATGGTGTATTTAATAGTGCACCTGACTTATCGACAGGAAGTAATAAAATAACATTTAAGTATGCCGCATTTAGCGACTTACCTTCAGCAACAACATACGATGGTATGTTAGCAAAAGTAACGGCCGACAGTGCTGTTTACTATGCTCATAACAATGCATGGGTAAAACTTTTAGATGTAAACAAGAATCTCGGTGATTTGTCAAATGTCTCAAATACTGCTCCGACAAATGGCGATAGTCTTGTATGGGATCAAAGTTTAGGAACATGGAAACCAGATGCTGTATCAGGTGGCAGTGGCTCTGCAAACTTCACTGGACTATCAGATACACCAGCAAGTTTTTCAACACACGGTGGCAAACTTATAAGAGTTAATTCTGGTGCAACAGCATTAGAATATTCAACAGCAATCACGGCATCAGAAGTTGCAAGTATATCAATAGATGCATTAAGTGATGTTGACACAACTACTCAAGCACCAAGCACTGGACAGGTATTGAAATGGGACGGAAGTAAATGGGCCCCTGGTGCTGATATAACATCAGGTGGTGGCGGTACAGATGCTGATACACTTGACGGTCAAGATGGTTCATATTACTTAAACTACAATAACTTTACAAACACTCCAACATTGTTTGGCGGTGCGTTCTTAAATTTATCTGACACACCAGGTGCATTTACAGGAGCGGCAAATAGATTTGTAAAAGTAAAAGCAGACGGAACAGGTTTAGAATTTGTTGCGGATCAATCAACAGACCAAAACTTATTTGCAACAGTGGCTGGTGATTCAGGATCAACTACTGCAAATTCTTTGACAGACACATTAACTATTGCAGGTGGAGCCAACATTGCAACATCAGTAACTGGTGACACACTTACAGTGGCTTTCAACGGAACACTAGGTGCAACTACTTTAGGTGCATTGACTGATGTAGATACAGCAGGCTCTATTGCAGGAAGTATGATTGCATACAATGGTTCAAGTTGGGAAAAAGTAAATGGTCCAAGAATAGCATGGAGCATTGGAGCCAATGCCGCAAGTGATTATACATTTAGTGGTCCTGGTTTTCCAACTACGCAAAATGATCCGGTGCTATACTTACAAAGAGGATTTACTTATGTGTTTATTAACACAACAGGAGCAAATCACCCATTTGAAATAAGAACAACAAATGGCGGATCAGCATATACAGATGGTGTATCAGGTTCTAAAAACGGAACACAGTACTTTACAGTACCAATGGGTGCACCTAATACACTTTATTACCAATGTACTGCACACCCAAACATGGGTAACACAATTAATATAGTAACGTAAGGAGAGTTAGGTGAGTGCTTTTAGTGTAGGAAATAACATACAAACTGTAAATGCAACCGTAAAAGGTGCAAGATATTTTTATGGTTTGAGAAGAACTGACGATGGTGACTTGTATCTTATTAAAGCAGATGCTTTAAAAACCACAGATGGTGTACAAGTTAACAAGCCAGGAGATCCTACTCAGAACTTACCAGACTTCCAAAGAGGTATAGAGTTCTTTTCAGGTAGAGATGAAGAGCATAATAAGACTTATGAGAACCTGAACTATGAACAATATAGATGGGATGACAGAAGTTTGTTTTATTACGTGGACGATGAAGGACAATTAGTTGTTAGAGTAAATGAACAATACAACTATCCTGATGGAGTAAGTCCATAATGTACAACGATAAATACAATAAATTAAGTGAAAGAGTTCAAAACTAATGGCCGAATTTAAACTAGATAGAATACGTTTTAGATGGAAAGGTGCTTGGTCCTCAGGCACAGCATACATCAAAGATGACATTGTAAGTTATGGTGGTAAAGTTTATGTTTGTATATTTGGCCACACATCAGTAGATGATTCTGTACAAGGCACAGATTTCTACACAGACGCATTTGATTCAACAAATCCTAAATGGACACAAATGCTTGATGGTGTGTCTTGGAAAGATACTTGGCAACCAGGAACATATTATAAAGTAAATGACATTGTCAAGTACGGAGGTAACTTATACCAATGTATCATCGGCCATGATGCACAAAGTTACAGTGCTCCAACGTCTGCCACAACTTACAATGTTATAACTGGATTTGATACAGTCAATTCTCCTGTAGATAAAGATTATGTTGTTGAAGTTGAAGCAGGAAGTCCTTCACAAACAGACGGTTATTTCTTTTTAGATGATGTACAAGCACCATCAATAAGTTTTGTAAAAGGTAAAACTTATACCTTTGATCAAACACCAGGAAGTAACGCAACATTTAATAGCAAAATTCATCCGTTATACTTTAGTATTACAAGTGACGGAACAAACACAACAGGAACGTATTACGAAACTGGTGTAACATACGAAATAGATGGTCAAGCAGTCAACAGAGCAAACTACGAATCTAACTTTGCAACTGCAACAACTAGAAAAGTTATAATACAAGTTGGTGCAACTGCTCCGGCTACACTTTATTATTTTACAAACACTAGTGCTAACAGAGGCGGAACAATTAATGTAGCGGAAGCGGCAGGTAATTTTTATCTAGCAGGAACTGAGAATAGAACATTAAGTTTAGTTGAAGGTCATCAATACATTTTTGATCAAACAGATAATTCAAATATTACTTTTGGTGGACAAACACACCCAATGGTATTAAGTACATATTGGGACGGTCATCACAACGGTGGAACAGTATATGAAAATGGAGTAACCTATTTGTTAGACGGAGGTGTGGTTACACTTGCAAATTACCTAAGTGGATTTGCTACTGCATCAGATAGAAAAATAAAATTAATTGTTCCTAATAATCCACCAGACAAAATTTATTACTATGATTACAACCAGGCTGACACAGGAAATAAACATAAGAACCAAGGTCAGTACTTACACTTATATGATAATGGAGAGATAGGTGATACTGATATTGGTAATTGGAAAATTTTATCTGCATCAGACAACTGGAGATTTGAATGGCAACCACTTACAATTTACAGAGTAGGTGATACAATTAGTTATGGTGGCATTTTATACAGATGTGTAACTGCTCATACAAGTTCTAACACTGTAACTGGATTAGAATTAGATATTGCTAAATGGAACACAGTAATTGAGACAGACAGTTGGAAAGGTGATTGGACACCTGCTACAAGATATTTCAATCATGATATTGTAAGATATGGTGGAGTAACAAAAAGATGTATTACAGGACACGTTTCACAGGCAGATGACAACTTGGGTATTGAGCCTGATGATGCAAAATGGGAAACACTGATTGATGGTATTGAATACATTGGTAACTGGCAACCAAGAGAAGATTTAAATGTAACTGCATTTACAGGAACAAGTGCAACCTGTGTACACAATTACACATCAGATGACAATGGTAAAATATTTAGATACACAACTGCTGGAACTGTTGACACAGCCTTAACAGCAGACAAATATTATTATCTAAGATATGTTGATGCAACTAATATTAGTTTCCATCTTAATAAAACAGATGCACTGTTTGGAAGAAATGCAGTAACGTTCAATGGTGATTCTTCAGGATCACAAACTTTAGAAGTTAGCAAAAAAATAAAAGTAGGCGACATTGTGCGTTATGGTCCTACAATTTTCAGATGTACAACTGGACACGTACCAGGAACAACTTTTTCAACTTCTTTCCATACTACATGGTTACCAGGATTAGGATTTGAAAATCAATGGCAAGACACTATAACATATCAGCCAGGTGATATTGTTACGTATGGTGGATATAGTTACACAGCATTAACAGTCAGCACTGCTTCTGTACCTAGTGCAAATTTAAAAGCACAGGACACAGGTGATTGGGAATTATTAACACAAGGTTATAGACTTGGTGCTCAGTACAATCAAGATCAAGAAACACAGGACACTGCAAGTGACTGGGCAAGTACAACAGCATATAAAACAGGTGACGTTGTTAGATTAAACGGTCACGTGTTTATTGCTCTTAGAGATAGCACAGGTAGTGAGCCAGATGATGCATTAACAACTACAACTTATGCAGTTACAGTAGGTAATCCAGGATCTGGAAACAAATATTATATTGACGGAGTTTTAACTGCAACATTATCATTAGTTGAAGGAAACACATACATCTTTAACCAGTCTGATAGTACAAACAGTGGACATCCAATTTACATTAGTACATTGAAAAATGGACATCACAATGACAGCACATATCACTATTACCAAGCAGGTGTTACATATCATTTAGATGGAACAGATTATTTAAATCCACAAGATTACAGCAGTGGATTCAATAGTGCAACTGTAAGATATGTAAAAATTACAGTCCCAAGAGATGCGTACAGTCAATTATATCCTGTATGTGATAATCATTCAGGAATGTATGACAACGGTGTATGGAACACAATACAATCAGGTAATAACTGGCAAACTTTAATTACAGGTGATCATTGGAGAGACTTCTGGATAGAGTCTGATCCTATATCATTGTCACCAACTGATTATTATCTGGGCGACGTTGTTACATATGAAGGTACATTATACAGATGTGTCAAACGTCATACAGCAACAGCATCAGGTTCAAGACCAGATGTTGATATGGATTATACACAAGACGCTTTTTGGACAAAAGTAATTCAAGGTGGACTTACAAACGTTTTACAATATAGAGGTGATATTAGAACACACGATGGTACTGAAACTGTAAGACAAGGTATTGGAAATCCAGGTGACGTACTAAAAGTTATTAACACTATTCCTGCTTATGAGGACTTAGGTGCAGTAGCAAACGTATATTATGTTGCAACCAACGGAATAGATAATACTGACACAGGTAGAGGATTATCTGATTCAGCACCTTTCAAAACAGTAAAATATGCTTGTGATTACATCTTCCAAGATGAAGCAACTAGATCACCTGCAACAATTTTTGTTAAAACAGGAACTTACAAAGAACAACTTCCTATTAAAGTTCCGGCAGACGTTGCCATTGTTGGTGATGAACTGCGTTCAACTAGAATCGAACCATTAAGTAGTGCATTCGAAGATCAAGATATGTTTAGAGTGCGTAATGGTTGTGGTATTAGAAACATGACACTTGCCGGATTAAAAGGAAGTTTAGGAAGTCCAGACGGATTACAAACAAAACGTGTAACAGGCGGTGCCTTTGTTGCACTTGATCCAGGCGATGGTCCAGGAGATACAAGTGTATGGATTACAAATAAATCAACCTATGTACAAAATGTTTCAACGTTTGGTGAAGAATGTATAGGTTTAAGAATTGACGGTGACTTACATAATGGTGGTAACAAATCTGTTGTTGCTAATGACTTCACACAAATTTTACAACAAGGTATTGGCTTCTGGTGTAGCGGTGAAGGTAAAGCAGAATTAGTATCAGTCTTTACATATTATTGTCATATAGGTTATCTATGTACTGACGGTGGTAAAGTTAGAGCAACAAATGGTAATAACTCATATGGTGACTTTGGATCAGTTGCGATAGGATTTGATCAAACTGAAAGTCCTATAACAGGTAAAGTAGACAACTATTCAAAAGAAGCAACAATTAGTCAAGTTTACAATGATGAAAACCAATTGTTTACAGTTGGATATAATAATGCAGGTAACCACTATACTAATGGTACAGTAACAATTACTGGTTCAGGACAAAATGCCGCGGCTAAGATTACAGAATTTAGAGACAACGGTATTATGGAAGTACGTGTACTTGATCCAGGTGATTCAAGTATAGCAGGTGGTGCCGGATATACTTTTGTCAACAACAGAGCACAACTTGGAGATAGTCTAAGTATAAACATAGCAAACTCTGATACACAAAATGAAACTTATTATCTAAACAAACTTTTAACTATTGTTGAAGGTGAAGGTAGAGGACAGTATGGTTACATTACAAGTTATGATTGGAACACAGGTGGAGTTATTTCAGGAACAGTAACAAGTGCCACTGACGCAGTTAGAGTTGAAGGTACTTACACAGGAAAAACAGGTACAAGTAGTAATGGACTTGCTACTCCTCCAACAGTAACACTTACAGTTGATGCAACAGGTGACGTTACAGTTACAGTGACAGACGTAGGTAAAGATAACCTAGCAGATGATATTATAACTTATACAAACGTAGACTTTGGCGGACAAGGTGCTAACGTTACTTACAAAATTACATCTGTAAGTTTAGGTAACAAGAGAATGACCATAGCAAGACAGGCAGACGGCCTTGCTGGTTGGGAACACTTATTACCTGGACAACCTATTAAAACAGTTTTAGATGAAACAACAAGATATCAAATTACACCAAGAATTGACGTTTCAGAACCGCCATACAATACTACTAACAACAACGCACCATCAGGTACTGATATCAAACAAATGGCATATCAAAAACTTGGTTCAAATAGATTGACAGTAGGAGTTGGTAACAATAGTATTATATGGACAACAGATGGTACAACTTGGAATAATGCAAACAGTTACACTAACTTACCATACGTTGCGGTTGCTCCAGGTAACAACTTCTTTGTAGCAATTGACAGTGCAGGTAACGTAAGAAAATCAGGTGATGGTACAAACTGGTCAAGTGCAGGAACACTACCAGCAGGTACATACAACAGTTTAGAGTATGGTGACGGATACCACGTTGCACTTGCAAACAGTGATTCAAATGCTTATGTTAGTACAAACAATGGAGACACATGGGCAACTGTGTCAGCAGGATTTAGTAACGTCAAGTTCCTTGCTTACGGTAACGGAAAATGGATAGCAATGAACGAAGCAGGAGATACTTGGGAAAGTACTGATAATGCACAGACTTGGACACAAGGTCCAGACTTAGGTAACGTACAATATGACGTTGCAAGTTTATGTTTTGGTAATGGTAGATTTGTAGCGGCGGCTTATGACTCACCAAATGATATATCAACTGTTAACAATAAATTCTTTTACAGTTTAACAAACAAAAGTACTGCGGCAGGTAACACAGTTTGGCTAATGGGTGAAGACACACCAGCGGCAGATAATTTTTATGTTTCTTATGCACAAGGTGTATTTGTGGCTGTAAGTGCAAATGGTCAAGTATGTGTTTCTCCAGATGGTAATTTATGGGATAACAAATCTTCATTAGGCGGAGCATACAACGGAATATTTGCAGGAAGTTCAAGAACAGGTGGACCACAATTCTTTCCAACACAGAACGGAACAGTTTCACAAATAACAACAATTGAATATGGTGCAAGAGCAAGAATTATTCCTCAGATTGTAAGTAACAGAATTAGTGAATTTACAATAGTTGAAGCAGGTTCTGGTTACACAGGATCAGCACCAACATTAAGCATTGTTGATCCAGACAAAACAGGCTCAGTGACTTATGAAGTTAGATTAGGCACAGGAGTTTTAGGTCCGGTAGAATTTACAAACAGAGGTACAGGATATCTTAACATTGGTGTTACAGTAACTGGTGATGGATACAAAGATGAATATCAACTAGGTGAAAAATTAATTGTTAAAGAATTATCAAGAGAACCAGGACCTGGTGATAACTTATACATTAATGAAATTAATGATGTAGTGTACAGCATTCAGTCAGTGGCAAACCTGCAAGGTTCAGAGCCAAACTTAACTGCGGAATTGACTATAAGTCCAACACTAGACAGAGCAGAATCACCAAACCACGAAGAAACGTTTATCATTAGACAGAAATATTCGCAGGTTAGATTAACAGGACATGACTTCCTAGAAATAGGTAGAGGTGACTTGTATCAATCAAATTATCCACTGTTAATACCAGATGAAAACTATGAGGATAAACCATTCAATGAGACCGCTCAAGCAAATGGTGGTAGAGTATTCTATACAAGTACAGACCAAGATGGTAACTTTAGAGTTGGTGAATTGTTTGAGGTTGAGCAAAGTACTGGTATTGTTACACTTAACGCAAGTTACTTCCAATTAGAAGGTTTGACAGAATTAAGATTAGGTGGTGTAACACTTGGTGGTACAAATGCACTAATTAAAGAGTTTTCAAAAGACGGTACTTTTGCCGCAAATAGTAACGAAATTGTTCCAACACAAAGAGCAGTAGCGGCTTATATTGCTTCAAGAATATCAGGTGGTGGAGTAAATGTTAATGTTAACGCATTGATATCAGGTGAAGTCAAAGTAATTGGTAATCAGATCACTACAACTAGTGGAAATACTATACAAGTTCCTGTCAAAATGAATTTCCAGAAGGGAATTGACGGAAGTATGGCGGCTATGACGTACTTTACAGCAGGTGGAGTATTTTCTAATATTGATGAAGGAGATCCTACAACACCGCAAGAACAAGGGTATGGTTTATAGGAATTTACGATAATGATAAATATATTAAAGAAAGCGATAGGTTTCAAAAATGGCAGAGTTTAAACTAGGTAGAATCAGATTTATATGGAAAGGTGCATGGGGAACCGGCACTCAATACTTTAAAGATGATGTTATTAGATATGGTGGACGTACATATATTTGTATTGTGGGCCACACAGCCTCTGGCACATTTGAAGCAGATCAATCTACTAAATGGAACAACCTAGCAGACGGTCAAGAATGGAAAAGTGACTGGGCATTATCAACTGTTTACAAACCAAATGACATTGTAAAATATGGAAGTTTACTTTATGTTTGTAATACAGGACATACTTCAGCATCATCAACAAGCGATGGATTAGAATTAGACCAATCAAAATGGGATCTATGGACAGAAGGTTTTGATTGGAAAGGTGTTTGGGGTGTTTCAACAAGATATAAAGTAAATGACATTGTTGCCTATGGTGGTGATTTATATCTTTGTACTGAAAAACACACTTCGGCGGCTTCTACTTCAGATGGTTTAGAATTAGACAATGCGAAATGGGATACTTTTGCAAGAGGTCTTGAATGGAGAGGCAACTGGACAGCAACAACAAGATACAGAATTAATGATGTAATCAAGTACGGTGGACAAGTTTATGTTTGTAACGCAGGTCATACTGCCGCGGCTACAAATGCTTTAGGTTTAGAAGCAAATCAATCAAACTGGGATTCATTACACAAAGGAATTGATTACAAAGGCAACTGGGCAACAACTACTAGATATAAAATTAATGATTTAGTTAAGTATGGTGGAGACATTTGGATTTGTACAACTTTCCATACTTCTACAACAACACTTGCCGCAGATGAAAGTAACTGGGCAATATTTGTTCCAGGATTAGAATTTGAAGATAGTTGGCAAAATAATGTAAACTATCAACCAGGTGACGTTGTTACTTATGGTGGATATAGTTATATTTCTAAAACTAATAACTATGCGGCGACTCCGTTTAACAATACTTCAAACTGGGATTTATTTACAACAGGATTTAGTTTAAAAGGTGATTACAATAACACTACAAATTATAAAGTAGGTGATGTTGTAAGAGTTGGTGGTTGGACTTACTTGGCAATCGCTGATGGTGTTGGTAACAGACCACCAGACAATACAAAATGGGATAAACTTAACCAAGGCTTCTATTGGAAGAACACTTGGACAAATGGTGCATACTATGACAAAGGTGATACTGTTAGAGGTATCAATAATATTAACTCTTATGTTTGTGTACTTGAACATACAGCGGATCAAGTTACTGCACAGAATAGACCAGACCAAGACTTATCAGGAACTTATTGGAACTTATTAAGTGGCGGTGTTGAATCAGGAAACTTAACAACACGTGGTGACCTTGTTTACTACGGTGGTGCTGGTCCAACAAGACTTGCTATTGGTTCACCAGGACAAGTATTAAAAGTTAACGATGCTGGAACAGATCCAGTTTGGGCATATTTTGGACAGATAGAAGCAGTTTATTATGTAGCACCTACAGGAGTAGATGAAGAAGTTCCTGCTTATGGTGTAACAATTGATAAACCATTTAAGACAGTACAGTTTGGTTTACAACAGATTGAAAAGGGTGCTAGAAAACCTTATGCAACACAACTTCTTAGAAGAAACAAAGCATTTATTGTTGCAGAAACTTTAGCATGGGTTGATAGACAGATTTCAACTAACGCAAGTCCATTTAGTGCGGCATTCACTTATACTGCTAGTGATTGGTCAAGAGATTTAAGACATCTATTAGATGGTGTAGAATTTGATTTAAGTCATGGCGGTAACAGAAAATCAAGACAAGTTGCATTAAACTTCTTTAGATCAAATTCATTTAGTTATTATGTAACAAACAGTTCACTTACAACAGAGTGGGCGGCAATGTTAGCATACATGAAAACATTGATTGATGATGTGTTGACACAAAATACGCCAAGCACAAATTATCAAACATTAATGAGTGTTTCTCCTGCAACGTTACAAATTAAAAACGCGGCAATTACTGAAGAGGTAGGCGGACAAGCAGTAGTAGAAAGCCTTATAGATATTTCAAGAAATGCTATTGTATCAAACAGTGCAACAAGCACAACTTATAATGTTACAGCGGCAACTTATGACGGTGCTACTGGAGATATGGATTTAACTATTGGTTCTCATAGTTTAGCAGTTAACACAAAAATTGTTATAAAAACAGGCAGTTTAACATTTACTTGTGATAAAGATAATAACGTATCACAAAAATCATACCCAAGAACAACTGACCCAGCATACGTTACTCCGATTTCAATTACAAGCACAACAGGCACAACAATTAGAGTAAACGTTGGTAAAAATCCAGACGGAAATTATGCTCACACATTTGTAAGTGCAACAGCAGGTGCAGTTTCATTAGCAAGTGGCGGCGGTATTCCAGCAGAGATTGTAGCAAATGATACACTATTTGTTAAAACAGGAACTTTCCCAGAAGTACTTCCAATGGTAATTCCAGAAAGTTGTGCAGTAGTAGGTGACGAACTACGTTCTACTAAAATTACACCAGCAGGTCAATTAACAAGTTCAGACGATACTGCATTTAGTTTGTATGGTATTCTTCATATGAAATCAATCATTGATAATATCATTCTTAATACAAGTATTACAAAACAAACAAACAATCCTTTGACACAGGATACTGCACACCCGGCAGGTGATGCCGCGGCTGTTACAAAAGCAGAAGCAGTTGTTGATGCAATACATGATTACATCAACTACAATGTTATTAGTGATTCAACAGCAGTAAACCCAACTATGTCAGGACAAATGAGTCCAAACCAAGAGTTAGGTGTTAAAAATGCTATTTTAAGATTAGAAGAAAACAAAGATTTTATTGCAGAAGATGTAACAAATTACATTTTAAATACATTCCCAGGATACACTTCATTTGATGCAACTGCTCAAGCGGCTTGTAAGAGAGACGTAAGAAGATATGTAGAAGCAGTACAGCATGATATTCTTTACGATGGAACATACATGGCAATCAGAGCAGGTAGACTTTATGCAAATAGTGTAAGTGGTTCTACACAAGAAAATATGTTCTTTGTAAGAAACGGTACAGGTATTAGAAACATGACTGTAAGTGGATTAAGTGGATCACTTGGAGTTGCAAACTCATTTGGTACTAAACGTCCAAGTGCAGGTGCTTATGTATCGTTGGATCCAGGTTGGGGACCAGCACACGAAGATGTGTGGGTCAAAAACAAATCTTGTTATGTACAAAACGTAACAACATTTGGTACAGGATGTATTGGATTAAAAATTGACGGTGACCTACACGCAGGTGGTAATGACTCGGTTGTTGCTAACGACTTTACACAGGTACTATCAGATGGTATAGGTGTATGGGTAACAAACTTAGGTAGATCAGAACTTGTTTCCGTGTTCTCATATTATGGTCACATAGGTTATCTTGCAGAAAACGGCGGTAAAATTAGAGCAACAAACGGTAACTCATCATATGGTGATTTTGGTTGTGTTGCGGAAGGTGTTGATGCAACAGAAACACCTATCACAGGATTTGTAGATAACAAAGCAGGTCAGGCAACAGTTGCAAACGTAACTACTGACGGTGAAAGAGTGTTAACATTAGAATACCTAAATGCTGGACGAGATTATGATCTTGGAGGTGGAACTGCAAACATAGCCATTACAGGTGAAGGTTACAACTTGGGTACTGTGGCTCCTGTTTATAGAACAGGTGGTGTGATGGAAGTTAGAATGCTTGAAACACAAACAAGTCCAAGTAACTTAGGTGGTGCTGATTATAAATTTGTAAGTAACAACGCACAGATTGGTAACGCAACACAGATAACAATTTCAAACACGGATACTAACCCATCAGGTGCATTAGTAGGATTAGGAATCTTTATTAAAGCGGGTCTTGGTGCAGGTCAGTATGCTTACATTGACACATATAACTCAGGAACAAAAGTTGCGACAGTCAGAAAATATTCAGACGGTCAACCAGGTTGGGATCACTTACTTGGTGAAAGTATTTTGAATTTACTTGACAGTACAACTGCATATGAAATTGAACCAAGAATTACTTTTGCGGCACCAGTTGGTGATGGTTCAAGTTCAAGCATTACTGCATTAGGAAGAGCAACAGTTGTTGATGGAAAAATTACACAGATTAGAATTTGGGAACCTGGACAAGGATATTTAACTCCTCCAGCAATTACAATTACTGATCCGAATAATACAGTAGACGCACCAACGCAAGTTAGAATTGGTGATGGTGTACTTGCACAGCCTACTTACACAGGTGGAACAAATGCAGGTAGAGGACAAGCATTTGAAACTGCAAGTGCTACGGTTACAACAACATTAACTGAAACAAACATCACAGGCATTACTTTAAACAATCCAATTAGAGTAACAGCAAGTGGTGGACATACAGTTCAACAAGGTGCAAAAGTTAAAATTTCAGAAGTTGTAGGTACAATACAAGTAAATGATAATACTTACTTTGCAAAAGTTATTGATGCAAATAATATAGATTTATTTAGAGATCCTGATTTGAACGATGGTATTGATGGCACATTAAGTGGTGCATACGGAAGTTATCTATCAGGTGGTAAATTAAAATACGGTGGTGGATTTAGAGATCAATTCCAATCAGGACAATATGTAGATGTCGTTGGAATGGCTAATAAACCAGTAGCAGGTTCAAACGTACAGTTCTCAAACATTAGTGGTACTGTGTTTAAACTTGTAAGTGTTACAAACTTAATTGGTCAAGGACCATACAGTGCAACACTTCAAGTATCGCCGAACGTTGCTGTAAGTGATGCTCCTGCACACTTCCAAGATACAACAATTAGAATTAGATATTCACAAGTTAGATTAACAGGACATGACTTCTTAGATATTGGTACTGGTAACTTTGCAAGTACTAACTATCCAAACATTCCATTACAGAATCCTATTCCAGCAAATGAGACTAGAGAGCGTGATGGAGGAAGAGTGTTCTTTACTTCAACTGACCAAGATGGTAACTTTAGAGTTGGCGGGTTATTTACAGTTGAGCAGAGTACTGGAGTTGCGACCCTAAATGCAGATGCATTTAATATTAGCGGTCTACAAGAATTATCACTAGGATCTGTAGCATTAGGATCAACAGGTGCAACTATTAATGAGTTCAGCACTGACGGATCATTTGCGGCTAACAGTGATAGTATAGTGCCAACACAAAAAGCAATTAAAACATATATCACATCACAAATTGGTGGTGGTGCTTCCACATTGAACGTTAACCAGATAACTGCTGGTTTAGTACAAATTTCCGGTCAGGAAATTACTACAACAACAGTTGTTCCGATCAATGTAAACGCAACTATGAACTTCAAGGGTGGAGTTGATGGTACGCCGGTTGCACTAAATATGTTTTTAATGGGATAAAGGAGATAGAACTATGGCAACAGGAAGACTAGGCGCCGCAGATTTAGCCGCAGGCACGAATACCACTGTATATACAGTTCCCGCATCAACTTACGGAGTTGTTACGTGTTCGGTGTGTAATAGAGGTAACAGTGCTATTTCGGTCAGAATGGCGGTTGCAGTGAATGATACACCTACAAATGGCGAATACATTGAGTACGATGTAGAAGTTTTAGCCAAGGGTGTGTTAGAGAGATCTGGTATCGTTATGGATGCTGGTAAGAAATTGGTAGTGTACTCATCTGCCGTTAACGTAAGTGCCGTTGTTTTCGGAATTGAAACAACAGCATAATGTATAAATACTAATAAGGATAAAGGGATAAAACAATGGGAAGATATATAACAACCACAGGAACAGCAAGTACAGTTGTTAAAGAAGTCAACTCTACGTATCAATCAGTAGTAAATGACAGAATTCTTTGTACAACTGGCGGGTTCACTATTACACTTCCTCTTTCTACGTCTTTGTTAGTTAACGACACCGTACAAATCATTGATGTAACTGGTGTTGCTAACTCACAGAACATCACGATAGCGAGAAACGGTGCAAAAATACAGAACCTTGCAGAAAATTTAGTACTTGACGTCAACAACGTTGCAATTACACTGATTTACACAGGTGCAACTTACGGTTGGGTCATAAGTGGAACGTAAGAATTAGGAGAAGGAAGTACGATGTCATCATTAAGAGCATTTTTAAATGACGTAGCGCCAATCAAGGGTGGTGTCACTCAACAGGTTTGGATCTACAGAAAAGATGATAACATAGGTAACGGCGGTAGATGTTGCTTATGGACCGTACCTACCGGAAAAATAAACGTCACATTTGAACTATGGGGCGGCGGCGGAGGCGGCGGTGGCGGATGCTGTTGTCAGTTTCCAAATAGACCAGCCTCTGGTGGAGCATACGCGATAAGAACAGTCCAAACAACAGCAGGAAATCAATATACGGTTTGTGCTGGTGGTTCTACTCCTTGTTGTTGTCACGGATGTTTAGGTGGTGACGGTTATCCAAGTTTTGTTACAGGCTCAAGTATTCCAACAACGTGTGCACCGGGTGGTTGCGGTGGCAAACAATGTTGCTTTACTGATGCTTACACTTGTCATCCAAGTTTCGTATATAGTTGCGGAACAGGTGATTGGGGACTTCCAAGAGTAACTGGAAGTGCAAAAAGATCTCAGTACTGTCACAATCAAATGTGGACATGGACTGGTGGTACACCAATATTTGGTGGACAAAGAAAAAGTAAAGACTGGTGTGCAGGTAACTTTACAAACACGGGATCGTGTTTTAGTTGTCTAGCAGAATTCCCAGGCGGTGGTGGAGGCTCAGGTGCGGCCTGTGGTAATCCATGCTGTTGGGGAGGCTGGGGACAAGCCGGCGCAGTCAAAATATCGTATAGTTAGAAAGGGAATAGGAGACTTAAATTATGCCAAATACTATAATTGAAAAAGACTTTACCTATAATATCCCTGATGATTATCTGGCGCAGACTAACAACGACAATAAAACTGCTGAGGCGACTTTTAAAGGCCCGGATAAGATTTGGATATTTGTAGATAAAGATACAGGCAAGTCTACTAGAAGTAGATTATTGCTTACAGAAGAGGAGAACGGAGCAGACTTTCCAACTCCTGAAGATCAGTTTAAAATCGAAGTTGATTGTGCAACTGATCCTACAATATGTTCTTTATGGGATACAACTGAATGGGAAACTGTTAAAAATCAAACTCAACTAGTAGTGGATTTGCCAGATGGAACTACTTATGAGAGACCAGAACCAACAGATGTTGATCATACATATGAATTAGATGATTGTGTTTATAACATGGACGGAACATTGTCAGCAGATGGTACAACTTACACAGGTGGTACTTGGACAATGGCTTGGAAACAACCTTGGAGTTCATGGGATGAACTAATCCTAGTAAGAAACAATTTGCTTACTGGATCTGATGCCAAAATTGCAGAAGATATGCCAGAAGCAACAAAAACAGTATGGAAAGAATACAGACAAAAGTTGAGAGACTTACCTGCTACTTTTAAAAGAGGTACAGCAGAAGAGTTTCCAGCACACATGGTAAACTTTCCAGTAGAACCAGGCGCGGATTTAGGAGAATAAGATGGCCTCATTAAGGACATTATTACAGTACGGTACTAGTTCAGCAGGGTCTGATCCATTAAGAAGTTTGCGAGTTTATAATACAAGTATTACAAGTGCAAACAATGGCGGACAATGTTGTCAGTGGACTGCACCTACAGGAGTTACTTGGGTCGCTTTCGAAATTTGGGGAGGCGGTGGACCAGGTGCTGGTGTATGTTGTTGCCAACAAGGTTGGGCCGGCGGTAGTGGTTCTTATGCAAGACGTATTATTACAGCGTCAGCAGGTGATCAATTTACTTTATGTGCGGCAGGTAGTACTTGCTGTCACTCAAGATGTTATCCATGCAGAGGATTTCCTAGTTACGTATGTGGACCAGGCGGATTCTGTATGTGTGTATCCGGTGGAGCGGAAACGGCTTCTAAATGTTTTTGGAGTCAAGGATGTTCTTACTCAGGATGTCAACAATTTAATTGCGGTTGTGTAAATGGTGGTACATTATCATTCTGTGGTACAACAGGTGGCGGACATGGTTCTTCACACTGTGCCTCTGATATGCACCAGTTTATACCAAGTGCACCTTTAACAGCACCAACTAGAATGTCTAGAAACGGTTGCTACAAAACACACGGACAAGATCATGGAGATCATGGTGTGTTCCCAGGAGGTGGTGGTGCATCAGGTGTAACACACAACGAAACTTGTTATTGCGGAGCGAAAGGAATGGGCGGTTTAGTAACACTTTACTTTGCACACCCATAAGGAGAAGTTATGAGTACATTAAGACAATTTTTATTTGGATATGCAGAAGAAAAATCTGTTCCTCAAGAACTTGCAGTATATAACACTTCAACAACTTCTGTAAACAACGGAGGTAGATGTTGTCTATGGACTGTTCCTGCAGGAACTAGTTACGCAATATTTGAATTATGGGGCGGTGGTGCTTCAGGAGATGGTGCTTGTTGTTGTCAAATGGGATATCCATCAACATCAGGATCATACGGACAAAAAGCATTAACAGTAGAGGCTGGACAACAAATGACAATTTGTGCGGCTGGAACTACTTGTTGTAGACAAAAAGGAAACTGTCAACAAGGTTATGACACTTATGTATGTAGATCAGGTAACTGGTGTGCAAGAGCCTGTGGCGGTAGAGTTATGCGTACAGAATGTTTCATGTATAGAACGTGTTATTCATGTTGTAGAATGGAATATTGTGTACACGGATATTCAGGTATGGACTTTGGTTTAGGTGCTACGCAGGCATCTTCACAGTTAAGTCAATACTGTCATGATAGAGGTAATATGTATGTAACACAAAACGTTGCACAAGGATCACCAAGAAACGGACCTAACGGTTGTTGTGCTTGGGGTGGATCACAAGGCTTTGGACTATTTCCAGGTGGTGGCGGAATGTCAGCACAGGTATTTGGCGAGCCATGTTGTTGTGGATCACCAGGCGGTGGTGGACTAGTGTACGTGGTGTACTATTAAGGATAGGTAAGAGATATGGCATTTAAACAAATTACATTTAACTACCCTAAACCAGATGAGTATCTAGGTCAGTTTGATAACGAACAACTTCAAGGAACACATACTTATGATGGTCCAGAAGATATGTGGATTTTCGTTGACAAAGAAACTAAAAAATTGGCTCCTAGTGCTTACATGGAATACGATGAAGGGTTAGATTTTCAACCAGCACCGCATTTAGAAAAAGTGTATGTTGATTGTGATGAACATCCTATTATTTGTGCTTTACAAGAATGTGATTTTGAAGATGAACAATTAGAACAAATTACAGAAACATTACCAAATGGATCACAATACTTAACTTACAAAGATCCACCACCAGAACACACTTACGAAAAGTTTGACATTGAATATGACTTTGATGCTAAAACATTTAAGAAAGTAGCAAGTTCTATAGAAGGTGGACGTGAACATTATCCTTGGAAACAACCTCATGTGAAATGGCCACACGTAAGAAAACACAGAAATTCATTACTAGCAGGTACTGATCACAAAGTTAAAAGTGATATGCCAACTGATTTATCAACTGCATGGTCAACTTTTAGACAAGAATTAAGAGATCTTCCTGTAAAATATGGAGACAGTTTTGATGCTGAAATAACAGCGGCTGGATCAGGTTATTCAGTAGATGACGAATTAAGTTTTGCAAAAGCAGATTTAGGAGACTATATAACTGCTGATGCTATGAAAGTTACTGTTACAACTGTTGACGGTAGTGGTGCTATTACAGGCATTAAACTATCAAACAACCAAGCGATTAATGACGGTAACGATATTGTTATAGGTAGAGAAGCAAAAGAATATGCTGATGCTACATATACAACTTCAAGTGCAGGTACTGGTGCTAAATTTAAAATACATAAGTGCCAAAGATATGCGGCTTGGAAAGTCCTTTATCCTAGTTCCCCTTGCGGAACAATTTAATTAAAAAAACTTAAGATTCAAAAGGCGCTACGGCGCCTTTTTTATTCTGTAAATATCTGTATGCAAACACAAGAACGTCCACCAGTAAGATTCGCAGGCTTACAGATGCCTGTAACACAGGAATTACATAAAAATAAAGAAGTAATTTCTGATTGTTTAGATTGGTGTAAAGAAAATAAAGTAAATTGGTTAATTACTCCTGAAGGATCTCTTACAGGATATTTTCCTAATTTTGATTTAGTTGCAGAAGGTGGCGTTACAGGAATACAATCAGCGGCAACAGAACTTGTTGGAAAAGCACAAGGTCTTGGAATTGGATTAGCATTAGGCACACTTTGGGTAGACGTAGAACATAGAGGCGCTATAAGAAAAAATCAAATAAGGTATTATGATCCAGAAGGATTATTTTTAGGTGCAACAAATAAGCAATACATTGTAGGAGGTCAAGATAGTCCTAGTAGTAGTTGGGATCAAGTATTAGCAGACCCACCAGGAACTATAAAAACACATTATTGTAATGGTATTAGAACAACCGGAATGATTTGTAATGATTTTTGGGGAAATGGATTTAGGTTCAATGCTCCATCTTTACCAATGTTAGCAAGTATGCATAATGTAGAACTAATTTTACACAGCACAAACGGAGATAGAGGTAACGATCAAGATGAGATTTGGATGGAATGGCATGACATACATCTAAGAATGATGAGTTTACAATACGGCATACCTATTATCACTGTTGATAGTTGTTGCGACAAGTACGGTAATAGACATGATTTACCTACAAGTAGTCCAAGCGGAGTAGTTATTAACGGCAAATGGGAAGTACAAATGCCAAGAACCGGAACTCAGATGTTCTACTGGGATTTCTAAATAAGTATCTATATCAAAGGAAATATTAACAAATGACAGATAAAAGAAGTACAGCAATTTTTATTAATGGTGGAGCAGGAAGGACAATATCAAGCATTCCAGCATTAGAAAAATTTAGAGAAGAAAATCCAGACGATGATTTTGTAATTGTTTGCGAAGGCGGAACGGATTTTTATAAAGGACATCCTGATCTTTTTAACAGGACATATGATGTTTGGCATAAAAATTTATTCCAAGATAAATTAAAAGATAGAAATTTATTAACACCTGAACCATATAGAGTCTGGGAATATTACAATCAAAAGTGTAACCTACATGAAGCATATGATATTGCTATTAATAATAAAGGTGTAAGAGAACTTCCTAAACCTACTATTAAATTATCCATGCAAGAAAAAATGACAGGTAAGAAACTTATTGATGAAGTAAAACAAAAAACAGGTAAAGATAAAATTATTGTATTCCAATCCTTTGGTAGAGGTACTATAAACGACAATGGCATCATCGGAGATCCATCAGGAAGAAGTTTTGAAGCAGAGAACACTGTCAATCTCGTAAACAAACTTTCTAAACACTTTGGTGTAATCTTCATGAGTGAAATCGCTATTGAATTTCAAAAGCACGGAGTAAAAGAACCAATTGCAATACCACAAAACATTGAATTACGTTTCTGGTTAGGTATTATAAATGAAGCAGATTATTTCTTAGGTTGCGATAGTGTAGGACAACATATGGCTTATGCATTAGAAAAACCTGCAACAGTAGTAGTTGGAAGTACATTTAAAGAAAATATTTCTTACCCAGATACAAAAAACTTTGATGTATTAGATATGGGTGAAGGTGCTAGAGTCTACAGTCCAATAAGAATAACAATGGACGAATTATCAGACAGAACTAATGAAGGTATTATGTGGATGAATGATAAGATAGAAGAAGTAATTGTTGAAAGTTGCTTGAAAGGTGCTGGACTCAAGAAGGATGACAAAAAGAAAAAGTAGACTTTTCGTTTTTGGTTGTAGTTTTACAATGTATGCGTGGCCAACGTATGCAGATTTCTTAGGATACGAATTCGATCATTATGAGAACTGGGGATTTCCTGGTTTAGGTAACCGTGCGATAGCAGAAAGAGTTGCCGAGTGTCACATAAAAAATAACTTTACAGAAGATGATACAGTAATTGTGCAGTGGAGTACGCACATAAGAAATGACTGGCACACGTTTAAAAGAAGTAACCTACAACGCGGAGATGCAATTAGAAATACAGAAGATATCGGTTGGAAAACAAAAGGTAGTATTTTTAATTACATGAATAGAGAAAATTGTTATGATGATAAATGGATAGAAACTTTTTGGGACGAACATAGTTATTTCATGCATGGACAAAATGCAATAATACTTACGCAAGGATTATTAGAAAGTACACATTGCACTTATAGAATGTTAAGCATAGGTGATATGGAAAAGTTAGGAACAGATATGCCTGACTTTCCTGGCTTTGGAGAAACAACACAAAAAGAAGTTGATGTGTACAAAGACAAAACAGAATTACAAGTATATAAAAACATAGATAAATCTAAATGGTTAGAACCTTTAGGTTTGTTTGCGTGGAAAAATAAAGAACAACAATACACTTTTTATGACCCTAACACTAAAAAAGATTGGGTAGAAATGCACCCAAGTCATTGGCAACATTACAAATATTTAAATGAAGTGGTGCGTCCAAGTTTGGGTCTTAAAGACAAAAATAACGATAAACAAGTTAGTACACTTAATACTTTAGATAAACTTAAAGATGAAAATAAGGACCTTTTAAGTTTTGAAAAAGGTATATTAGATAACATTGTAGAATATAAGCATATAGGATATTTAGGATTTTAATATGAAAAAACCAAGTCAGTGGATAGCCGCAATAGCCAGAGGACATAACGCAGGAGTGTGTTTACTTAAAGATGGTAAGGTTGTGTTTTCTATAGAAGAAGAAAGATTAAGCAGACACAAATATGATGGTGGTCCATATGCTTCTATGATGAAGATTTTAGATTACACAGATAAACTAGACTATCTTGTAATTGCACATACACAAAGTTTAGATGCAACAGCAGGCAGAGTAGACTTTACCGGAGATGATGTGTACACTGGATTAGCACGTAAGATGGGATTAATAGATCGTAATCCTAAATTACTTCCTAAACATCCACAGGTTGTTGACCTAAGTTACTTCCATCACAAGTTACACGCCGCTTTAAGTTTTTACAACAGTGGATTTGAAGATGCAGTAGCGGTTATTGTTGATGGAGCAGGAACCTTCTTTAGTGCAAACATGGGAGGTGATCCAAACAATAACACTACACTATGGGAAACAGAAACTATTTTTGACTGCGAATATCCTGTAGACTTTAAAACTTTATATAAACATTTAGGAACCACAGGTCCTTTACTTGGCGCAGAATATCAAAACTTTAGTGGAGACTTTTTTGCAGAAAAAGATAATGTTCCTGAAATTGTAATCAGTGAAACAGCAGGGATAGTAAAAACTTATGAAGCAGTTACAGACTATTGTGGATTTAGTTTCATCGAAGCAGGAAAAACTATGGGATTATTTCCTTATGGTGAACATCCAAAAGAAGTTCCAGCATTGTTTACAAAAGGACAAACACATCCTTTAAGTGATAGAAATGTTATCATTCCAACTTATCCAAATGGAGCACTTGTAAATAGAAATTATTTTGAATTTTTAAGAGATAGACAAGATCAAGAAGAAGATGTTACAAAATTAAAGAATAGAAGAGATATGGCTTATGCTGTACAAACACAAACACAAGAACAAGTTACAAATTTAATTAGAAAAGCAGTAGCAATGACAGGTAAAAAGAATGTTGTGTTAAGCGGAGGATATGGACTTAACTGTGTTGCAAATTATCATTACCTAGAAGCATTAAGAAATGAAGGTATTAATTTATATGTTGAACCTGTAAGCAATGATGCAGGAACGGCCATGGGTGCGGCATTACTACAATATAGAACAATCACAAGAGATAGAACAATAAATGATCAAGTTGATACACTTTACAACGGTCCTACATACGAATATAATGAAAATCAGTTTAAAGAATTAGCAGAGAAGTATGAAGCAAAAATAGATGACGAAATAGACAACGATTCTATTGTAGAATTGTTAAGAAATAAAAACATTGTTGCTATTTTCCAAGGCGGAAGTGAAAATGGGCCTAGAGCATTAGGAAATAGAAGTTTATTATTTGATCCTAGTTACAAAGACGGCAAAGATTATGTTAACAAAGTAAAACGTAGAGAATATTTTAGACCTTTTGCAGGAACTATATTAGAAGAAGATGTGCATGAATGGTTTGATTTGCGAGGTATGAAAAGTTCACCTACAATGATGTATGCTGTAAACTGTCAACCCGGTATTGCTGAAAAGATTCCAAGCATTATTCACGTTGATGGAACTTGCAGAATACAAACTGTTAATGAAAAACAGAACAAAAATTACTATGATTTAATCAAAGCATTCAAGGAAAAAACAGGACTTCCAATAGTATTCAACACTTCCTTTAATTTAGGTGGAGATCCACTGGTAGAAACACTGGAAGATGCACTACATACCCTAGCAAAAAGCGACATAGAATACCTATATTTGCCTGAATACAAGACATTGTTTACAATTTCTAACTAGACTGCTTTTCCGATAAATACATACATAAAGGGGTATAAATGTTTAGTTTAGATAAGTTTTTCGGCAAGGGTACTAAAGGTACTGTTTTACTTAAAAATGGTACAAATTTTAGTTATCACGGTCCCTGGAAAAAAGTTACACAAAACACTGAAGTAGATAGATTCTTAGTTAATGATTTTTGTGCCGCAGAGTACACAATAGTCGTTGATTTATCATCTAGTGCAAAAGAAATAATTAAAGCATTGGTAGTAGCAGGACCAAACGAAGCAAATGTTACTATATATGGTAGATCAAACCTTAATCAAGACCTACTTACGTTGACTGCAACTGTAAGTGACTCAACAGTAACACTCATTGCTAATGCACATACATCATCTGATAGTGCAGAGTTGCGTGGATCTAAAATTATATTTTCAGCAAATTACTATCAAAACCAAAATATACCAGTAGCAGGGTGAAACAGATTCAGATAAATATGAATAGTTGGAGAGAAACACATGGCAATTAATTATAATCCTTTTGAATCAGATTACGGTTTTAAGAGTCCGGGTTTCTCTGTAGACATTGATGGTAACGTTACCCTTAGAAGTGTAACTTATACACTTGAACAAGAAGAAGCGGCAGTTGATAATCAGTACATTGTAAGACAATTAGGTGCAATCCCTTCAGCAGAATTTACCATGGACGAGCAATACGTTGATGGAACGCAAGTATTAGCAAACAATCCAACACTTACTTTAACAAGAGGAACAACTTATTCATTTAAGTTAATGACTTTACCCCAACTAACATTCAGTTTATTCTTTAAAACTGATGACAATCCTGTTGTTAATTTAAGTGGTATTGGAAATTGTGCATATTACAACGATGGTGTAAGCCACACAACAAGTGGTACACCACCAGTTACAACCACAGGCGAACAAGCACAAACAAAAGCAAATGATGTTGTAACTATAAATTTAAGTCCAACTGCACCTGCACAGATTTATTATGGCAATGCAGACGGTAGTGTGTTTGGAACTATTAATACAGTTGACCCTACTATTACTGGTGTAGGTAGTTTTAGCAGTTTATTAGTTACAGGTGACGTGACTATGCAAGGACAAGATGCAGATTTAGTGTTTGCACCACAAGGTGCTTATGGTACAGTAACCATAAATCCAGCAGGTGAAGGAAATATGAGCAACATGAATGTTAATGCACTTACTATGACAGCAAGTGAAAATGTAACATTTAATGGTGCAAATGCAAATTTAATACTAGCACCAACAGGAACGGGTGCAATTACCTTAACAAGTGCGGCGGCAGGTTCTATAAACAACATGGCAATAGGACAAACTACACCTAAAGACGGATCATTTGTAAACTTAAATGCCAGTTCTGGGTTAAATAACACTGTAATCGGAGATGTAACACCAAAGAATGCAACGTTTACATCTGCGGTTTCACAAGCGACTCCAAGCACGGAGTTACAGGTAACAAACAAAAAGTATGTAGACAGTAAGGCAACTGCACTTGCGATTGCGTTAGGAGTATAAAAGTAAATGGCTAAAAGAAAACTAAACGAATACGTATTCCAAACAGGTATTCCATTTTCTGATAATAGACGTCCTAATGCGTACTGGTTGATTCAAAACAATGTTGAATTTATTAAAGACGAAGTTCGTGCTTACATAAATGATAACATAACTAGATCATCTGCTACACATACATTTTCACCTACTGATGCTACATATGATCCAACAACAGGATTTATGGTTGTTACTATTGGATCACATAATTTATTACCAGGTGACCAAGTAAATTTTGCTACAGGTTCTATCACGTTTACCACTGCACAAGATGGTGGTGCTACTCAATATGCTTATCCAAGAGCAACAGGCGCCGGTACAACAACAGGTTGGGATCCGTGGTATAATAGACCTGTTGTGATCACAGCGACAACACCTACACAAATTACTTGTAAAGTTGGAAAGACAGTAAACCAAACTGCACACACTTTTGT